GCGACCGTGTGGCAAGATACCGCTGTATCTTGCAACTAATGCAAAAAGGTAATATGACCTAAAAGATTATTTTACATATTTACAATAGCCAATCGCGCACTGAAAGATGCGACTCAAAGGTAAATTCCTCCGGCACTAGCCGGATTAAAACTTTAAGTCGTTATCAAACTAGCGCGAAGGGCAGGCACTCAAAAGGCAAGCACCCGGGGCGTCGCAACCCCAATTGTTCCTTACGGGAACCAATCGTTGGAGATATTTATTCATAGGCCTCATCCAAAGGCAATTCCACAAGCTCATAAGAATGGAGCTCGATATCTGTAATGAATAGGTGGACCATGGTAAAACATCATATTGAAATCTTCACCAACTGCCACGTAAGACGTAAATCCAACAGACGTTTGTTGTGGCAAAAACGTTGTAAATTTCAAACCTTCTGCCTGTGGTGTGTTTTCCGAAAAATTCGGATTAGCATAACGAGCAAACCTACTCTGAGAGTACCAAGGCAACTCGATTTCTAAGTTTGGATTAACAACACCACTTGCTGCCAAACCATCTCCTCCATGTGGAGCAATTTCCGCCCAATCGCGGATGCGATTCATATATGGTCCTCCAGTATTTGATGGTGGAGGCTCAATTATCCACTCTTGCTGTACATAACGAGCGTCATCTGCCTTACGCTCTATCATGCTCATCTCTTGCCCATTGAAATTGTTGGAAGTTGTGGTAGGAGACCCTATAAAAGATCGACAATACTTCCAACGCACAGAACCTCTATGCCCAGCAAATGCCGGTCGGTAGAAATTGTAGAACGTAGTCTTACATTTGTTGAATCCAATATTGTTTAATGGGCCCACTACATCAAAAGAGTTTGGTGCAGACCCACGATACCATGGCATACGGGGATGAATTATTTCACTCATTTTCTCTTGATCAGGACCACAATAAAATCCATAAAAAGTATGTAAACAGTATCTCTTTAGCAACTGTCGAATTGAGGAGACACGCTCTCCAGCTAAAACAGCAATCAACTGATCAGAATTACTGTCTTCACCCATAACTAATGTAGTCGATGGATTATTTGGTATTGATGGATCACCTGCGGTGTTCTCATCTGATTCCACCACACCACTCTGTGGTTCTAGATCATCTGTATTTTCTTCTTCTTTCACGGTGTCCAAAGCTAACGCTGGGGTCACATTCAATGGATAATAAGAAAGAGTATTCAAACGTTCTGAAGTTGGACTCCACAACATGAGATCCGGACAAGAGATAAACACATTAATGTATATAGGATTCGTCGTTGCCGATGGTCCTACTAGTTCATTCAATACATAAAGTGACAATGTCCCATTCGTAAATGAAGGTTGGGCACCTAACGTACCAGGACCAAAGTTACTAAAATAAGCTACAGAACAACTTGGTCTATTGTTCTGCCACGCACAATCCACTTCAAAATCACGTTCTTCAGCCAAATCAACAATCCGTGTGTAGGCAGTGTTGTCTTCTGTTGCAAAACTCGTGGTCCACGGATCAAAAACAATCTTCATACGTCCTTTGTGATATCCAGAAGCTACAATTTGAAATCTAAACTTAACAGTACCACGCCAGTAGGAAAATGGAAACGCAGCGAATCCACAAGATGACAAAGCAATTTCTGTCGTTGGTCCAGACCCAGATTGTCGATAGAAACAAGGCGTAACGAAGTTAGTGTGCAATATAGCACCTTCAGCCGTGCCCACGTCCCATTGAACTCGTCCCATTAGAGATTCTTTAGATGCTATGTGGTGAATAGACAGTTCATCAGCAGAACTGAGTCCAGTAACACGTGGATCAATAGTAATCTCTTGTTTGGCATCCAATGCTAATGATATAGAAGTGTCATTGGCATTGTAATTGGCCATATTCCCACATAATGTTGGCACCATTGGTGCTGGGTCTGTCAAGATTCTTGGACGTGAAAAACCAAATAAAGAAGCAATTTGACCAGTAGCTGAAGCAGCTAAACTAGTCGCCATCGCATATGGACCAATGATAGGTGCATCCTTCATAGCAGAAGCAAAACGTGACAGAACAGACATGGGCTTAGAGATCACACCCGTTCCATACTCAGTACCAGATTGAGGCACCAGAATAGATGTATTAGTCTCAGTTGGTCCATACATGTGAACATCAGTCATCCAAGCATATACTGTGACTGTAACAGCCGTAGTTCCCCCATTTGTGTGAAACATAGGTGTTAGTGAAGTCAGCCACAGAAGGCCTAATGAATTCAAGATCTGATCAGTAAGATCTGGTGTTGATAATGAATCCTGTGGGTAAAAGAATGGTAATACCATCTCACCACCCTGGGACGTTGAAGGATCCAAATAAATATGCGGTCTACAGGTAGCAGCCACAGTATCAATAGGAGGCGTCAGTGGCCCAAGTGGACGAGCATTTCCAAAATTACCAGACCCAAAAGCTCCAAAGGGCAAATAGGATACCAACATACGACCATAATAGAAGTTATTTCCATTAACAAGAAACTTGACATGGAGATTACCTCGAACATTACGAAATGTGGTTAACCTATTGACAACACGTCTATTTCTAAGAAATGCTGTCCATGGGTATAATAATTGATTAATGCCATTTGGTGTTCCAACAGGCCAACTATATGTGGCTATTTTAACTGGACGTGACATAAATTCACCTAATGTACAGTCAGCATTGGCAACACTCGTCATCGTTGGATCTGGATCAGACGCAATCTCACACACATATGATGGATTCTGATCAACAAAACCCATTACTTGTGTCTGTGTTACATTCTGAGCAGCGTCTTCATAACAAAATTCACCAGCCTGTGGAACAATATTCGAGTCATCCGACTCTACCGTATTTTCTGAAGTTTCGGTTTCTTCATAAATTGGGGACATTGACTTCGTGCTCCCCTTACACCTTGTATAAGTAATAGTAAACTAATAATACAATGTTTGGAGGTGTTCAACCTAACCAAACAGGTCTTCATACATGAGTTCGATCCCCATAATTTCCGGAGTGGGCGAAGAATACCACTCTGGGTTTGACAATAACTCACCTCTTGGAAGGTAAGATGTAAGTTCCATTACCGTGCCAAACGTGTAGTCAAAGACCACTCGGTAACAAAACATTCTACGGCCAAAGTCAATAATAATGTTCAAAACATCTTCATTGATTATTCCGTCTAGTTGCCACAATGTCCACCTTCGTTCTACTAGGTGTACAGCTTTCATTGTGCAAGTGGTTTCAAAGCGCTGAGTTAGAACTGACCAATAGGGAATGACAGCAAAGTCGCATCCCCACTGAGTGGAAGTCCACAGAGACAACAATTGCTCATGGACCAGGTTTCTTCTAGCTCGCAACGTGCGCCAACTGTTGAGCTTGGCTCGTATGCCAACTCCTATGGCGTCCATGTCACAGCCTTCTACCATAAAACCACTTTGCATTTCCAAGGGAACATTGTAGTCATCCATCACCTGTTGGTAAACGCATGTTGAATTTTCATATCGCGCTATACAATCCTCTTCCGTTGGTGGATCTTTAAAGTAGGTATCCAAACGTGATCCTTCTTCATCTTTAGCTCCTATTACAATCTCACAGAATTCTGCTTTCCTCTGCTTAAATAGCTCGGGACTATGCATATAATATTCAAATAATGCTTGCCGCATGTTTCCAGCTAAAATCTGTGCGACAGATTCATTCTGACCTTTCTTGGGGCGTTTGATGCAAGTTAGAGATTTTTCAATTGAAGAGGGCGCCAACGCACCCACACGTTTTCCGAAAACACTGTGCACTTTAAAACTACGCTTCAAGAAATCCAATTCCTCAGCACTAGTGTACATTTCTGTATGCTCACCTTTAGCAGCAGATGTGTATGTCTGTCCAATCTCACCTAATTCTTGTGAGATGGAGAGTTGATGGAAAAGTGGCTCCCTAGCGGCATCCACCGACATGACATTGTCATCACCATAAGTCATCAAGGCGACGACTTGGTGGAAAAGTGGAAGCACATTCTTCGCAGGGTCATAATCTTTAGGATCTTTCCTGTAGTGCGCAGCATAATATGCGTAGCGCATACTCAAGGCATTGTCCAAACCATTTTTAACCACAGTCAAAGGGTGTCCAGATGGTGTCGAACCACATGCCCTATACAACAATCCTTCAACCTCATAAATTGGGTGACTGATTTCTGTGGCAAGAGTGTCAAATACATTCAAGAAATCAGATGGAATGCCACTCTCTGCCAACATAAACCGCAAAATGGAAAAGGAAGCTTCTGAAATGCCAGCCGGCATCACCTTATCAAAAGCTTTGAAATCACCCGCACAACAATGTGAGAACTTAGTGATATACTCATACAAACGATCCCAATCGCGGCCAGCAGCATCAACCCCAACTGCACTTTCAAATACAGTAGGGAAATATGTCATAGCGTTGATGAGGGCCAATGTGATCATACGAGTTGCCACAACCAAAGTAACGGGAGCTCCTGCAAACACGCGGATCTTCCCCTTGGCTATCTTGTCATATGAAAGAGCCTCATCTTTAAGATTAGCTCGAAAGACAATATTAGGCCGCTTGTGTTCAGCAGCCATGGCCATCAGATCATTGATTTCTTGTTCCACATCCATTTTCTCAGCATCAAAGATGATGTCATATGCGTAAGTGATTGTTCCATCAGGATTTTGTACCTCCCGCACAAACTTCATAGTTGGAGAACCAAAAGTGTTTGATAACTCACTCTGTTTAAGGAATGAGATTTTAGGTTGATTCAAAGGAAAGCCCATAGATGTATTGATGTTAATGGGATCAAATCCCTTCACACCCGTCACACCATTAAGAGCATCTTCGAAAGAAATCAAATGAACATGTTCCTTGAAAGCAGGTGTAGCCTCCATGAAATTTCCAATTTTCGTCCTAAGGTCTGTTACTGCCCACTTCAAAATCAAAGGGTTGAGTGGTGGCCGAATTCGATTGATATTGATAAGGTCCTTATGCCGTGCCATTTTAACTGCACTTCGTTCGGGCCCCGCATGATTGCGGACAATACCAATAGTAGCCAGTCTATCCAATATGGGTGATTCAATAATATCACTACTAAAAGTGCTAGTGGCCAAATTATGCTCACCCAAGCACTCCAGTGCGACATCTTCATCTTCTGGAATCCAATGCACCGCATTGAAAGCATGTACATGGTCATGAATTTCCACCGTTTTGCCCATAATTTGTGAGGGCATCTCTGTGGTTTCAGCAATGACAAGCTCCTTTGAAAAAGTCAAGCTAGCCCTGTCAAACAAACAAGCTGCACCCTTACGTCCATTGCCTGCTGTGTGAATCCCCAAAATCATTGGGTTTCTCCCAGCCAGTACTATCAAAGCACCACACAGACCAGGATAAGAATCAAACGGCAAATCATAACGAACACCATAATATGGTTCAATACCACTTGGTGCAATGGAACCCACACTGGTGATCTTAACAACCACTGGTGTTTCCCCTCCCAAAGGAGTGCACTCATGCAATTGAGGGTCGAGTGTATCTTTACTGAGTCGATACATGATCACTTCAGTACCCACTTTGACATTATCCTTGGTTTCATTATAGAATTTGTCAAAAGCATATGTTGATCCACCGGGTAGGTCCAAAATACACAGGTCATGATTTTCAACGCGGGTACAATTCGCACTATTCACCATTTGATGTATGCGTCTAGCCCCTACGTAACCACGAGGTTTTTGACAAATATCAATTATATATGACATCCCTTCTGGCACTTGATTAAACATGTGCCATGGAGCAAGCCAGCAACCACCGGAAATTGGGGTCACTATGCACCATCGGACTAAGCCAATTGTTTCACGTGAGACAGCGTCCACACATTGCACTTTTAATATGCACATGTTCTTCGACAATTTTTGTTCAAAGCTAGCAACACTTGTTGAAATCGCCTGATTAACTGGTGTCACTTTGTGCTTCAGTACCTTCTGATACTTATCATCACGGTTTGCCATCATTCTAGGTGTTGTTGAATGCATTTTCACTTCCTCCAATGTGGCACCTTGCTCCTCATACTCAATGTGGTTAACAACTCGCCGAATTGCAAAGAAAGTGGAAATAATACCCGCAGCTGAAGCTAACAGCATATACTCGTAGCTATTTGCAGCTAGATGCCGTCTCATCTTGAAAATGACTTCTCTGACACTCCCATGGACAGCATGTAATGCTATTTCAGTCTTTTGCTTGAACCCCATGGACTCAGAAAGAGGATAAAAATGGGTATTCTTCAAAGTGTCATACTTCTTCAATTCCCAATAAGCCCCTTGTGCTTCGCACGTTCCTTGAGCATCTTCAAGTGTTTGATGTTCCCAAAATCGTGGGTCCACAACTGTTGTTCTAAGTGGACTAGGCAGCCAATCAAAATCTGGTGCATCCAAGAAGCCACCAGCATGAGGTATTAGCTTCGCTGCTCCTTCCTCTTGCTTGATACGCGCACACTTACCACAGGGCATGATAAAAATCTGGTGCCCAGGTACTTCACAGTGTGGTCTTTCATAAACACGAGTGGACGCCTCCACTAATCGCTTCTGCAGAGCATAATGGGTTGGTGTGACTTCCGCCAAGTACTCTAGCAAATCAATAACACCTCCTTGTGCTACTGTTTTCTCTGTATGCGTATCAACCAGCCCACCTGTGTTGTGGACTTGCAACCTTATCAGTTTTAAATCCCAGATGTCTGGTTGTGCATTTCCAGCATAACACGATTTGATTTTTCCCTCAGCATCCCGTGTGTTAGGTTTCATAGACACATCAATGATTAAATCAAAGCGTCGTAATACTGACGTTGGATTGACTGAAAAATACCAAGCATGTAGATCCTTTGTGTTTGTGGTGACAATCACTGTTTTGCAACGAATGTCATTTTTTCCTTTCTTTTCTGCTTCAGGGCTTAGAGCCGCACAGTGCATATTGTTAATGAATTGAATTAGAATGAACAATGGATTTCCATCTGCATGCTCTGGCTTAGAGTTTCCCATATCATCAAAAATGACTGTATTATGTCGTGTTCGGAAATCTGATTGGTACTTATCGTTGCCATTGATTGTTGTGGTATATTGATCACCTTCTTTGATGTTATTTGTAATCGAAATACAATGAGCTACAATACCCGCAAGGGTGCTTTTTCCCACAGATGTTGGCCCACGAATGAGCACAGCAAATGGTTTTTCTCTTGTAGCAGCTGCATGCCAAGCAGCCTCAATATCCACAATGAAGCGGTCTAGTTGTATCAAGCGCACACAAATTAGTTGGCGCAGTCGATCATCATGCGATTTCTTGAAATATCCATGGGCTGTAGCAGTCTTCATCAGAAACTCTATCACTTCGCCCTCATCATGGACACCATAATTCTCTCGCATTTTATCAAATTGGCCACTAATGTTTAATTGGACCAAATTACAACTGATTCTGAACATCTCATCTAATTGATGTTCCTCCTTGTTGGACAACAAGTATGACCAATCACCAGTGGTGATAGCTGGCCAAATGCTGTCCACAACCCAATCAAGGGTTGTCGCCAAGTGTTCAAAGATTGACAAACCACCAAAAGCGATGGCCTTAATCTTAAACATACGATAAAAGTCTTTCCCCATTATGGTTTCTGCTTTATCGGGCATGACACCAAGCGCCACTAATAAATTCATGGCACCAGATAGTCGTTCTCCAAATTGTCCCTTCAATAGAACATTCCAGTTTTGTGCGAACCAGCCTCCCTGGTTCTCTAGCTGATCATCGTCAAATGTTCCAACATCGACGAATGATTCATCATCCTCCTCTGGTACAGCAACAGACATGTTTCCTGTCTCTACTATACGGTCTCCCGGATCACTCACTTTGCCTGTGAATAGTGCAGCAATATGCTTATAGACAAATTGACCAGCACTAGTATCCATTGGGAGGTTTGCATTCATCCATTGAAAAACATCTGGTAACATTTCTGAAAGAGTTCTCCTCTGGGATAGTCCTAAGACCATTATGAGGAGACTCTCCATTCGTTTCACGATATTTTTAATAAGAGGACCATTTGGCGATGCAACTTGCAACACTCGTTCCATTTTATTAAGACAAGCGAGAACATCATCTACGATTTCTCCTGTCCTTTCAACAGATTCATGAACGTCTTTTAGTGCTTGTTTGGCACTCTTCACAACTGAAAAAGGCCCAATCTGGGGTTTCAAGTGTGGCGAGTCATCCGACTCTACTGATTTTATAGAAGATACAGTCTCTTCTTGAAAGTTGGGGCCCAGTTGGCTGACTGGGCGGCACATGCTAACGTATTTATAGCGGTTTCCCTCCGCGGTAGTGTATTGCATGTTTAGTCTAAAGAATTCATTGGTAGGCAACTACGGTACCAATATAAGTGGTGTATTTCATGCTAGAAGGTTACTAAGTCTTAAAGCACTATCAAATTCTTTGTCTCAAGAATCAGAAAAAAAGAGAAAAAACGTTAAAGTGTCAATCAACTCTCCATCTAATGAAAGTATTGAATTTTTATCCGTCATTAACCAACACCCGGCCAAAGGTGTCATATCATAGTGGTAAACACGTTCCTTACATAGGAAAAACTTGCTACTACTGCGCAGTGGTCGACAAACGTATCTCAAGACCATGGTATTTAAATAACCATATCGGAATAAGATCATATTGTCTCTATCGGCAGCCTGGGGTTTCTCAACTATCCGCGTCTGGGAATAGCATTTAGTATCCACTAATCAACATCGGTATCCTTGGGCTCGTTACACCCAATACTAGACTACAGTTCAAAAACTCGACAATACACTGTGTACTGGTCGAAATCGAACAAAAACATTTTAATAAAGCCAAATCAGTAATTTGTGATAATACTGACATGGTTGCTACATATATCCCTGTGTGCATAATGCACTAAGGACACTGGTTCCCCCGGATGACATTTCCGGGGTTTACAGTCGTTTTGACAACAGAATATAAATTCTGTACTCCTAAGTATGTAGCGGAGTTTCCTCAAAGTTTGAGGAAGACACATAAAATCAATCACAAGATCGTTTCATTATTGTTCCCACAACGGATCCCTGCTTCACGAAGAAGCAATAGAAAACCGGCGTGGCATCAATAGCGAACATCACCTGTGACGACAGCACTCGTCAATTAGAGCACAAGACCTCCTGCAGAAATATATTTTGGATTCCTGC